CCCCTTTTAATGAGTTGTATAACTTACGTGTGTTGTTGTGCGAACCAAATGGCGCACGACCCTTCGTTAAGTTAGTACGAGCTTGTTTAATTACGGAAGCCTTGAATTTGTCCAACGCATCCTGTAGCCCCGACTCCCTTAAATCTGCTAGCATATTGTCATTTCGTTTGGAGCTAATACATCAAAGGTCATAGTCCAACCTGCAACCGCATCCGTAAACCTATCAACAAACGGTTCGCAACTTGCTGTATCATCTAACACCTCATAGCCTAAATCGTAAATATCGCCACGTCTTACTCTCTCAAATATCCTGTTAAGTATAGTTAACGTTGTGTTTAGAACATCGTCCTCATTATCGTTCCCCTTAAATATATCCGTTACATCGTCTTTGCTTATGTCTACTATACTCATCATAACTAATGACACATTGTACACCGTTGTATTACCTCTAAATGCTACATCGTTGAATATAATATGACACAATGGGTACATGTCTTGCTTAGCATTGGTAATCTTATCAAGGCTTCCCTTCGTTACTCGATTCACTAAAGGGTCTGCAAGTATAGAGTCATGCAATAATGTAGATAGGTTATAATAGTTTTTCATGTGATCGCTTTAATTGTTTAACCTCGATTCTGCTTTTTTGTTGTTCGAACGTTAAAAAAGTTAAGCACTGATGAAGTCCGAGCCCTGTAACTTCGTCAAATCTTCTAATGTCTCCCTGAGCAACGTGATAGATTGAGCTATACCATCCCCATTGCTTTGAGAATTGAACATTTTCGCTATATGGGTTTTGTTCTTCATTTTCTCCAAAGAGGACAGCGTACTGCTTATTAATTCTATTCCTAAAGTCCAAAAAAAAACAGATGCAGGAAGTACAACATCTAACGGCGCGTATTTAAGAACCTCTGAGTAACTTAAATCACCCTTGTAGGGCTCTATTTCATATTTGCCTTTAACGTCTTTTACAATTGGTCTATACATAACCGCTAACGCTTTGTGAATGTTTTGAAAATCCCCAATGTTAGATTCAATGTCGATGTATTCCCCCCATGATATTTCCTCAAGGTCTGGAATGAATCCAAACTCAACACCGTTCATTTTGAATCTATGTTTGAAGGCAGTTTTCTCATTGAATATTTTATTAAAATGTTGCACCAACTCAATAACGGTCGATGCTTTCATCTTAACAACTTCCTTCAATTCAAGACCGCAAAATATTTCAATCATTTTCTGAAATACAAACTCTTTGTCGTCCGAATTGTTAAGTGTAAGCATATATTTTTGGTACCTATCTAAACTAATCTCGGACAGGTTGGAAGGAATATCTATTTCTACTTTCATTTTGATATCATTACTTTAGCCCTAACACCCTTCCAATATTTCAAAGACGCTTCAGCTTTCGCTACTTCGTTATCGATTGATTCAACACATTGAAATCTCCAATTGTCCCCGTGTTCATTCTTGTAAGCATCTACAACTTTAACGCTACTCTCATTAATCATTTGTCTTAAACTTTTACCTGATTCCATATTTTCCTTTATTTGGGTTACTTAATTGATAACTAACTGCATAACGTAAAGCATCTAATCCGTGGTTGTACTTATCAATCGGCGTTTCAGATTTCTTTTCAAGCCAACAGTAGTTATTTAATTCTTTTATCAAATCTACGGAATTTTCTTCAATAATTAAGTCATAGTCTTGTAATAAACTTATCCCATATTTTACTGAATCGGCTCCTTTGATTGTTGGTACAATGTTAAGCCCTTGAGACTTTAATTCGTTTATCAAACGTTGTTCTGCATTATCCGCTACTATTAAGTCACGCCCTGCAAATTGTCTGTTAAGCTGCGCTAATTGTGATGTTGTCAATCCTGTTTGGTAAATATGCAGCCTAACATAAATAATCTTATTAGTCTTATCTATTGACGTTTCAACCAATGTACTTGGGTCATTGCTAAATCCATAATCCTGCCCGAATACTGAGCCATTATCTTTGTTGTACTCTCCAATTCTCCAATTGGTAAAGATAACACCTTCAGCTTTCTCTAACCATCCTCCGAGTATTGTATGTTTATATTTATCAGGACGGCGTTCTTTTATCGTTTTTATTTGATTTAAGAAACTTTCTGATAAGTTTGATATGTTATCCTTATATGTTGTATGAATATACGTTGTATCGCCTTTAACCGTGTTGACTCCTGCTTCAACCCCTTTCGATTCAAAAAACTTTTGATAGATGAAATGCGTTTTAGTTGCGGGATTAAGAATAAGTATTACCCTGTTTTGTTTTTCCTTATGTCGAATAGAATAGTCTATTTTATCAAACGTATCTTCATCGGTTAACTCCTCGGCTTCATCTAACACCCATGTAGTAACTCCAGCCAAAGATTTTAAGTTAGCAGTTTGTTGACCGCTCGATGTTTTTATACCTTTGAATAGTATCTTACTTCCTGTCCTTAGATTAATGATTTCATCCTTTGTAATATGAAAGTCTTTGTTCTTATCTAGTATATCAATCTTATCAATAAATTCAGGTATAATACTGACGTGAGCAGAAGTAAGAGTGTAGCGTGTAAATAAGATAACATGGTTCGATTCGTATGTAAGGAGTAATAATAGTAAATTAATAGAATATGACTTACCACTACCCCGACCACCTGTAACAATGAAATATCTAGAATCATTTGCAAAAGTTTTATATTTCGGATTCAGTATTACCAAAACTTATTAAATCTTTTAATGTTGTTGTGTTGATGTTAATGTCCGACTCTACTCTTTCTTTTGCCTTACCAAACAAATGTTCAGAGATAAATATCTTACCTCTTTCAAACGTTAATAAATCTTTAGCTAATTCTATTCTTGCTTCATCGTCTGTATTAACTGACTTCAATTGTTTAATAGCTGTTAAGAAAATAGTATTTGACTTTTGTTCATCTGCTACTGGTTTTCTTCCTGCTCCTAGTGTTGCACCTCCTTTGCCTGCCATTGAAAAAAGTATTGTTTATTCAATCATCCTAAAAAACCGCCTTGTCCTTCGGGAAAAGATTCTTTGTTATATTCATTAAAAACCATTCTTGTTTTGCGAAGCATATCGTTTAGACAACTAGCACATGAAGTTGGTCTCTCGTTTGTTTTAAATACTCTATTGTAAACCTTTAGAAACTCAATTTGTTGACTTGGTTTAATCTTAACAGATATCTGAGGAAGTAATTCTTCCAATAGTTTGTATTCAGGTTCTGTTAAACATTCAGGAGTTTTATAAGGAAATAGTTTGTTTAGTATTTCTTTACGTTTGTTACAGCCACAATCTTCACCTGCAATAAAATTAACTACCTTATCAATTCCAGTAGCTTCTGTAAACTTAGCTACTGTATCTCCAAATCCTTTTGATATTCTTTTTGCCATGTTTTTAGTTTTCGTTTACATTTTTTAATAGTGTGAAAAATAGAGGTCAAACTTATTTTAGTTTCTTTCTCTAGTTCACGCATTGATTTACCGCTTCGCAAATATAATGAAAATAGTTGTTGATCGAACCATTCCCAATTTTTTATTTCATTTTCAACGCTCTGATAGTATAACTCAGTTTCGTATGTTTTGTTGTTTTCATCCTCTGATAAGTCACTAAGAAGGTCAATGTCTACTGTTGAAACATTCCGCTTGCATGAGTCATAAAAAGCGTTGCGCAGCATAATCCAAATAAATGACTTGGTTATTACTTGACCTTTGCCGTACTTATGAAAACGAATGTACATATCCTGTACAATGTCTTCAGCATCGGTCTTGGCTCCGAATCTTTTAACAATTCTTACCCATTCATCGTGGTGCTGCGCGATCTCTTTTAAATTCATGCTTAATCTTTTATGAACGTACCGTTTTCGGTTTTACCTTTTCGGTATTCAATAACTTTAAAGGCTCTCTTTGCACAATCTTCTAATGAGTAACCCATTTGATTTGCTAATATTACAAGTGTGATGTAAGTATCTCCAAGAGAGTCTATTGTTTCTGAAATATCTTTCTTTAATATTGCTGAAGATAGTTCGCCAATTTCCTCTACAACCTTTGCAAGTTGTTGGAATTTGTTGTCTGGGTTGTCTAACTTACGAGCCTTAGCCCAATTTATTATTTCTCTTTCCATTCTTACCAATTTATTTATTTAACTGTTCTATCTCATTTTTATATTTTTCTCCTTGTTCTTTCACATAAAGGTCTAACAAAAACTTAGTTTTTTCTATGTCTGTTATAAACTCTTTTTTCTTTCTGCATCTTACTATCCTTTTTACAATTTCAAATTCCCACGCATTTAACTCATGGTCTTCTGCAAACTTGTAAAGGCTACCCTTCTCATTGTTGTAATAACTCGGGGCGTTGTCGGTCACTACTTCAAAGTACTTTTCGAAAGTGTCAAACTGATGATCCTGCCCTTTGTCGTTAATAACCCAAATATAGCTCTTTGTTTGCCCAACAACTTCGTAGACTTTACCGTATGTAAAATTAGCAAAGTATTTTTCTATACATCTTAGTTTCATTTTAAAAAATATTTTATTATTTCAAACTTACTTTTTTCCATTGTTATAAATTTACCCTCTACTCTTGCAAAGATACTATTTGTTTTTAAACTTCGCTTAATATTACACAATCTGCATACTTTTGTTTTGCCTTTTTCGGCTTTGACTTGGTATTTTGAATCGTCTTTTAAAAATAAAAACAAGGGTAGATTTCGTTTGCATTTAAAACAAATTTTAACTCCCACAAAACAAGCAGATATCTTCATCATCATCTAATTCAGGATTAGTTTCTATTTCGGGATTCAGTTGTTTTTTCAACTCATAAATCTTTTGCATTGTTTCACCATCTTCAAAAAGGTTGCCTGTTAACATTCCTTTCAACTGCTCTATTTCTTCCTTAATTGTTGTCATCGTTTTTTTCGTTTATTGCACGTCTAATCATACGTCCTAAATTCTTTACTCCTACTCTGTTCTCTCTAAACTTCCAACGGTCGATATCAAACTGCATTGCTATCATCCAACGTTGCCTGTTCTTGTTGTCCTTTTTCATAGCTTCAATAGTTCGTGTTTAACTTCTTGCCAATAATAAATCATTGAATAAACACACGTTTTTAGGCATTCATCAGCTGCAATTAATGCACATTGTCTGGCTTGCTTATAATTTATTTCAAGTGAATCCAAATAATTGTTTACTAAATCGTTTGCTTTATCTTTCGGTGTCATTGTATTTGAACTTTAATGTTTTCTTTGAATTCGTCAATCTGTTTGATAATATTCGAGTAAGTCTGAGCCATTGTCTCGTTGTTGTTTTCTACAAATGTAGTCGCAAATCTTTCAACACCATTGATAAATTGGTTAATTGTACGTTTAATTTCGTGCTTATGAAACATGTTATCGCTTACATCATCCAATGAATGTAGTGCAGACTGGCAAAGCATCATTGCACGTGCTATGTGTTGGTAATATTCAATCGCCCTTAGGCGTTTAGCCTCGCTTAAGTCAGCAAGGCTCTGAACGTCTTTTTTCATGTTAAAATGGTTCTGTTGATTCAACTTTATTAACTCGCCACGCATCTATTGACGTGAAATACTTACCTTGCCATTCGTTGGTTTTGAAGTTAAATAACACTTCAACTTCTTGGTCAACTTTGTTGTACTGCAAGAACTTATCTACTTTGTCCGTGCCAAAGATTCCAAACTTTACCGCTTGAGGATATTGCCCCTCGGTCTCTGTTACTACAAACTCAATCTTTTTGTTTGCTCCTACTTCAATCACTTCTAAAATGTTAGTGATTTTACCGTTAAATTTCAAATCGTTTTTCATCTTCTTTTATTTTATTATTTGCTATTCTGAACGCCTCTTTGACGCACTCTGTTACACTATACTTTTTCTTCTGGTACTTTAACCGCATCCGTATCTCGTCAATAGGGATGTCACTAAAGTCTATTATACTTCGCTTCATAATGTTTTTAAATAATATTCTAAAAATTCTCCTTCTAATTGCTGAATCTCAATAGTGGATTCATAATATAAATCATTCATTTTATTGCTAAGTTAATGTTTTCTACTAAACGACAACCATAAACTTCTTGTCCACTTTCGATTGCTTTTTTTATTGCCACCTTATCTGCTGTTTCTGTAACTTTTACAGTCTTGTATTGCTTTGGCAAGTCATTCACATCGTAATCAATAACAACTTGCTTGGATTTTCTTGTTCCTATCTTAAGGAATCCAGCTTCATAATTACCAAATAAAGAAACTG